GAGTACACTTGTAATAGAAATTACAAAGATCAACCCAACTATATACCTGCAAGAGAATATTTAAGAAAGATCTGGCCAAAGAGTATGGGCAGACCATTATTTGAGAATGAAGCAAAGAACTTTATGATGATGGGTAGCCGTGGGTTTGGTAAATCTTATTCTGTAGCAGGTGGTGTAGCCGGTCATGAGTTTGTGTTTGATGGTTTAAAATCCTATGACCCTGATTCTTTACAAAATGTACCCTCTACAGAGATAGTTGTAGGCGCAGGAGATGCAAAGTATTCCGGAGATATACTAAAAAAGACACAATTTGGTTTAGATAATTTACCTGGCGGTATAGAAATAGGAGATAAATTCTATCCATCCCCGTTTTCAAAACAATATGGAGGTAGTTGGTACTCTGGTAAGGAGATAGTTGCTGAATATAAAAAGAAAATGGGTGGTACATGGAAGGTTATGGGTAGTAAATCTAAAATCAAACACCGTACATTTAAAGATAATCCATTTGCTGCCAATGGTACACGTCCTGCTGTGATGGTACTAGAAGAGATTGGTATGTTTAATAACTTAAAAGCCTCACATGAAGCTTCCGTGGAGTGTATGAAAAACGGGGCATACAAGTTTGGAAGCTGCATGTATTTAGGCACAGGGGGTGATATGGAAGGCGGGGGTACTGTTGACGCCCGCGATATGTTTTACAATCCTGATGTCTATGATATGATAAGCTTTGAGGACGACTGGGAGAACAAAGGAAAGATTTCTTACTTTGTTCCTGCGTACAAAGGCTTAAACCAATTTAAGGATAAAAATGGAAACACGCAAATACAGCCTGCAAAAGATTATCTAGATAAGTTTAGAGAAAAATTAAAGAAAGGAAAGAATGCAAGAAGCGCACTAGATGCAGAACTGCAAAACAGACCACTTGTACCATCAGAAGTATTTCTTACACGCAAGGGTAATTTGTTTCCAGTAGCAGATTTGCTAAATAGGTTAGCAGAATTAGAAGCTTCTAACAGAGAACGTAACCACGATTATATAGGAGAGTTGTATATGGATTCTTCTACAAAAAAGGTTAAGTGGAAACCTAATGCAAAACTCAAACCAATATACGATTTCCCCGTAAGAGGTGCTGATGATATATCAGGATGTGTGCTAATATATGAAATGCCTTATGAAGATAAAGATGGAGATATACCTTATGGCATGTATCTTGCAGGTACTGACCCTTATGATCATGATGAATCTACAACATCTTCTCTAGGATCTACATTTATTATAAATAAACTTACAAATCGTATTGTAGCTGAGTATACAGGTAGACCTGATACGGCTAACCAATACTATGAGAATCTACGTAGGTTATTAAAGTTTTATAATGCTAAATGCTTGTATGAAAATGAACGTAAAGGTTTATTTCAATATTTAGAACACAAGCACGAAACATACTTACTTGCAGATCAGCCAGAGATTATAAAAGATGTGATACAAAATACCAAAGTATCTAGACAAAAAGGTATGCACATGTCAAAGCCTTTGAAGTCCTATGGTGAGGAGTTAATTAAGATGTGGTTA